GTGGTCCAGTTCGTGATCTCGATGAAGATCTTCGTACCGAACTGAGCAATCTAAGTTCTTCTAAGTCTTCTTCTTATGATGACGATGAAAATGACGACACACTCAATTATTTTGCAAAATTAGCGGAATAGTTATAATGGGGGGGGCAACCTCCCCCTTTTTTATGGCATCGTGACTCTGGTGTTCTCGGTACGAATTAGTTTTTTATCCACATACTGAGAGGACTTTTCATAATACATAATTGTTCTCATATCATTTAAGTATTGTTGTAGATAATCTGATCTTAATAAGTATACAGATCTCTTCTCTTCGTTCTTTAGAGTTTCATATTCGTAATTACTAATACCTATAACTGGATTTAATATTGCCCTATAATCATCTGGTTTTGGAATAGTAAAATTAGAATCAACAACCTTACCAGAAGGGAGAATCAATCTTCCATTAGAATCTTTAACTTCTGTGGTCTCATAATGATGAACGGCATTTAATTGAGTCCCGTAAATGTTTTCGGCATATCTGTAAAGGTCTCTATTCGAAAGAGGCCATTCATCTCTTACGTTTACAATACCAGCAGTCATAAGAACCACCCAATCATAATCTGCTCTACCATAAACTGCTTCTGCAACAATATCGGGTCTTGCACCTTCTGGAATCTGATACTTATTGAATAGAGTAAAGACATTTTGTAAGTCATCACGAAGTTTCACACGACGAAATAAATTCTTTGCTCTTACATAATTCTGTGAAGAATTACTATCAGCAAAGGGGGACTGATATTCTATGTCTGGTAGTTCTCTGAAATAAGACATTTTAGTAACCTACTGCGTCCTTGCCTACATTACTATCATAATCTTCATTGTAAATTGGATTGAGTTCGGTGAAACTTAAGTTTAGTTTCATATGAACTGGTGTCTTATCCGCATCCCCATAAGTTGTATAAGAACCAGAACCTGTATAATTCATTCCCATACTTGTAAGAGCACAAGGTTTGAATTTGTTTAAATATGGATGATCACGACTTCCAGTTTTATATTTTAGAATAAAAACATTTGGAGCATCAATGAATAGTCCGGCACCTGATGTGTTGCTACCAGTTTTTGGAGCCATTGATTGTTTGAATATTCTTATAATTTGCTTAACAACATTAGATTCTTCAGAGTTTCTTGGAGCAAAATCAAAATCAAAGGCAAAAGACCTTAGATTAACACCACTGAATAATAGTTCTAGATTTGGATTTAGAACACTTCCACTGGATCTTGATAATAATCCTTCTGGAGACGTATTTGCTCCTAATGAATTTACTAATTTTGATTTAAAATAATTAATAATTAAGTCTTGCCCTCCACCTAAAGTAGTAGTGCTTTTAAGTGTTACACCAACATTTTTAAAGGCATCAGCAAGACCCTTTCCTAAATCTCCACTTTTAAGGACATTTCCTATTTGTTCCGCACCAAAAGCGGCAAGAGGATTTAAACTATCATCACCCCAATTGACCTGATTTGTGTCTCCAATATTTGATGGTATTGGTAGTTGTATTGTTTTTTCTGCTTTTTGTTTTGAATTTTTTTCAGTCCCTGTCTGCAACTTAAGATTATTTGTTCCAGTTTCAATTCCAGGCGGAACATACTTAATTACACCTATTTCTAGGTAATCGTCGTCCTTACCAATACTTTTTTGTGGATATCTAAGGGGTGCAGCAGATGAGGAAAGTCTAGCAGAAGCAGACGCAGCAATTCTTTCCGCATTTGGTGATAAACTTCCTGTTACGCTAAATCCGTTTACCATTTATCTTTTTAGTTATTTATCTTGATTTGTCCGAAAGGTATTCTTCTCAAATCACTTACTTCATTTTTATCTACAATATGTAGAGGTCCAATCACTTCTTCAAGGGTATATTGGCGTCGTTTTCCCCAGTGGTAGTTAATACCACTAAATCCCCAAGAATAAACATTTGTGACGGCAACAAAAGGATTTGCATCATATCTTATACGAGAAGTCTTTGGACTATAAACAAAAGTGTAAAATTTACCTACCTCTGGAGATCTGGTAGTTTCTTTTAGTACATCAAGTATCTCCAACATCAAATCATCTGCATCTTCTGTTCCGTATAATTTTTTAAGTAGGGGTTTGATACGGTTCATTACTTATTTCCCGTAAAGTTCGTGTTCCGTAATCACCTTAAATGTCCATCCTCTGTCCTTACAATATTCTCTTGCTGCTTCCCACTTTGATTGATTCTTGGCATACTCATATGCCTCATAGATATATCCTTTGGTTTGCCTTTTTGGTTTTGGTGGTGGCATCGTTTGCTTATAAGGTTTAATCTCAATCAAATATTTCTTAGTGCTTCCATCTGGTTCTTTGACCTTTATATAAGCATCAGGAAAATATTTGTGAATTTTTCCATCTACCGGAGAACGATACGGAATGGCAAGTTCTTCAGATGCGTATTCCAAAATATTCTTATTCGTATCACAATATTTGAGAAACTTCAATTCCCATAAAGACCTGTATATAATGTTAGTCGGATCGCCAAGATATTTTTCTGGAAATGATGGTTTAAATTTTCCCTTATAAGACATCTAAATACTTATACTAATAAGACTTATAAAAGGTATTTAGAGTGCCTAGTATCCGTAGAATATCAGATTTTAAACCACTCTTTACGAATCTCGCCCAGAGCTCACACTTTCAGGTTGTGTTTGGTGGTCTACCTGGTCCACTTTTATCACATCTTGCAATAAGAGGAGTTAATCCTTTGTTTATTGCTAATGATGCCGGATTACTTTGTTTTTCTGCATCACTTCCAGGAACCTCATTAGCAACTGCTGATATCACCAATAACTATACTGGAGTGAATGAAAGAATCGCTCATCGCAGAATTTTCACAGAAATTGGTTTAGAATTTTATGTTGATAATAACTATCAAAATCTAAAATTCATAGAGCACTGGATGGAGTTTATTTCTAGTGGATCTAATGCCAATCCATCTCAAGACGGATATTATTTTAGAATGAGATATCCAAAAGATTATAAAAGTGATATGACTAAGATTATTAAATTTGATAGAGATTATAATGTAGAAATTGAGTATAATTTTTTCGGTCTTTTTCCACTTGCTTTAAATTCTGTACCAGTAAACTATAAGGGTTCTGATACATTAAAGATGAGTGCCACATTTAATTACGAAAGATATGTTTGTGGCAGAACATTAAGTTTGGACTTTACAAGAAATAGTGATAATAATAAAATTTCTAATACTGTTGTTAACAGCACCATAAATCAAGTAAATAGACAAAATAGACTCGCAACAGGAAGAGATGAATTAATCAATAGAAACCTCAATCTTGGGACCGGAAGACTAGATGATCCAAGACCTGTTGGGGTTGCCTAAGTCGTCTAAATATTTTTAACTGAACTTTATAGAGATTTTAAAATGGGTTTGCCAAAAATTTCCACGCCAATCTACGAGTTGGAAATTCCATCATTAAAAAAGAAAATTAGATATAGACCCTTTCTGGTTAAAGAAGAAAAAATTCTTATTATCGCTCTGGAAAGTGAAGATTCCAAGGCAATTGCGAATGCCGTTAAGAATGTTATTTCAAATTGCATCTTAAGTAAAGGCATCAAAGTAGATGATTTATCCACATTTGATATTGAGTATTTGTTTCTCAATATCAGAGGAAAGTCTGTTGGAGAAAGTGTGGATGTTTTAATTACTTGCCCAGATGATGAAACAACTCAGGTTCCGGTTAGTATTAATTTGGATGAAATTAATGTTGAAGAGAATCCAAAACATTCTCGTGATATTAAGTTAGATGATACTTTGACTTTGAGAATGAGATATCCATCTATGACTGAGTTTATTAAGAATAACTTTGATTCTGGTGATAGTGTAAGCGTTGATGATACTTTTGATTTGATTGTATCTTGTATTGATCAAATTTATTCGGAAGAAGAATCTTGGACCGCAAGTGATTCTACTAAAAAAGAACTACTAGAATTTGTGGAGCAGTTAAGTTCTAAACAATTTAAAGAAGTTGAGAAGTTCTTTGATACTATGCCCAAACTTTCTCATACTATTAAGGTTAAAAACCCAAAGACTGGTGTAGAAAGTGAAGTTGTGTTGGAGGGATTATCGGCTTTTTTCGTGTGAGTATGGCGCATACTGATCTTGCGTCATACTACAAGACAAATTTCGCACTAATTCATCATCATAAATACTCTTTGACTGAACTTGAAGATATGATTCCTTGGGAGAGGGAAATTTATATAACTCTCTTACAAAATTATATTGAAGAAGAAAACCTAAAGAATCAAGCAAATGGCTGATTTAGCACAAGTAGCTCAAAGTGGGGTAGATCCTATATCGGGGTCCTATTTGTCTGCGGAAAGAAGAAAGGCACTATTCAAGAGAAGTCAAGTATCATCAAATATTTTTGGTGGTGGAGGAGCACTTGTCCCAATCAGTAAGAAATCAGACCCAGAGACCTTATCAATTGTAAAGTCGCAATCTACATCAATAACTTCTTTACAAGGTCAGGTCAATACTTTAAGTTCTGAGGTTGCTAATTTAAATAAAGTAATATTCATTCAGACACAGACGATAAACGGAGTACAAGAACTCGTTGGAAGTTTGAGAGGTGAAGTTACTGGTTTTAATGCTTCTTTAAATAATGTTACGAAGGCAATTACTAATGATAGTGTTTTAGAACAAAATCGTATAAAGAAAGAAAACGAAGAAGAAAGAAAAGCAACAGAATTAGGATTAAGAGTAGGCAGAGAAAGTCTTTTAGAAAAAGCAATACAAAGTGCATTAATTGCTCCGGTTCAGGCAATCGCACAAAAGGCACAATCCATTCTAAGTAGATTATCACAGTTCTTTGGAACATTATTACTTGGATGGTTAACAAATCAAGGAATTGAAACTCTTAGAGCAATTTCCGAAGATAATGGTAAAAAATTAATAGAAATCAGAGATAATGTTCTAAAGGCTCTTGGAATTGGTGCCGCAACATTATTCTTATTGAACGGTGGATTTTTTGCAATTGCCGGAACTATTGCAAGATTATCTCTTAAGATTGGTGGATGGTTACTTAAGAATACGGTCGGTAGATTTTTTGGAGCACTTGGAAATATTATTAAGTCTGGCGCAGCAGCTTTA